TGAACTCTTTGCTGTACTTCATTTTTCATTTCCCTTTCTGGTTTTTATTGCTTTTATTCTACCAGATTTTTGGGTGTTTGTCGACTGCTCTTTCAGTATAACATATCATTCCGGAGAAATGGAGAAAAGATATGAGCAAAATTATGGAACTTCGCAGCAAGCGCAATACCCTTTGGGAGCAGACAAAGGACTTCCTCGAAAAGCACCGCGGCGAGAACGGTCTTGTGGAAGCATCTGCCGTCGAACAGTACGACAAAATGGCGGCAGAGGTGCAGGCTCTCGGCGCAGAGATTGAGCGTCTCGAACAGCAGGCTGCCGTGGATGCAGCAATGTCCGCACCGACCTCCCGCCCTGTTACCAACGCTCCCGGCGCACAGCCGAAGGCAGAAGGTACGGCATCCGATGAGTATAAAAATGCATTCTGGGATATGATCCGCAACAAGGGCGACCAGTTCGCAGTCCGCAATGCCCTGAATATCGGCGAGGACACCGAGGGCGGATACACTGTTCCTCCAGAGTTCGAACGCCGTCTGATTCAGGCGCTGGAGGAGAACAACATCTTCCGCCAGATGGCAACGGTTATCAAGACCAATTCCGGTACAAGAAAAATCCCTATCGCCAACGATACGATGGAGGCGCAGTGGATTGATGAGGGTGAGGAAATTCCGGAAACCGATACCCGTTTCGGTCAGACGACCCTCTCCGCGTACAAGCTCGGTACGATGATCAAAATTTCTAACGAGCTTCTGCACGACTCCGCATTTGACCTCGCGTCATATATCGCCGCACGTTTTGGTGTGGCAATGGGCAATGCGGAGGAGCGTGCCTTCTTCACTGGTGACGGCGACAAGAAGCCACTCGGTATCCTCGATGAGACCGGCGGTGCGCAGCTCGGTGTGGAGACTGCCTCACAAACACAAATCACCTTTGACGAGATTTTCGACCTTTATTACAGTCTGAAATCTCCCTACCGCCGCAATGCCGTCTTTGTCTGCAACGAGACCATTCTGCTTCAGCTCATGAAGCTGAAAGATAAGAACGATCAATATCTCTGGAAACCTTCGCTCGATATCGCAAAGCCGGATACACTGCTCGGCAGACCAATCCGCACTTCCTCCTTTATGCCCGGAATTGCCAAGGGTGAGCGTGTTCTTCTGTTCGGTGACATGAAGAATTACTGGGTGGCAGACCGTCAGGCGAGAACCTTCCGCCGTCTCAACGAGCTTTACGCCCGCACCGATCAGGTCGGCTTCCTCACCACACAGCGTGTGGACGGCAGACTGATTCTGCCGGAGTCCGTCAAGGTTCTCAAAATGGCAGGTGCCAAGACAACTACCAGCGGCAGCAGCACCTGATAAGAACGGAGGGCGGCTATGAATTTAATCTCACTGCCTGAAACAAAAAATTATCTCCGTGTTGACCACTCAGAGGATGACAAGCTCATCCTCACGCTGATCGATACGGCGCAGCGGCTTGTGATGGATGTGGGGTGCATGAACGAAAAGCAGCTTGTGGAAAATGAGGAAACTTCACGGCAGGCGATGCTGTATACGGTTTCGTACCTCTATGAAAACCGCAATACTGCGGATTATCATGCGCTGACACTAACCTTGCGGTCGCTGCTATTTGCACAGAGGGAGGGCATCGTCTGATGGAAATCGGAAAACTGAATCAGCGCATTGCCGTTCTTGAAAACCATGTCCAAAAGGATGCCATCGGAAATCACATGGCGCAGTGGGAGGAGGTGTTCTCCCTCTGGGCTTCCGTGACGATATCCAATGGTGCGACTGAGGAAACAAATACCGGTGTAACACGGGAGATACAAAAAATCGAAGTCATCATCCGGCAGACTCCGCAGACCAAGCGCATGGCATCGACTGTATACAGAATTCGTTTTGACGGCATTGACTACGACATCAAGGGCATTGTGCCGAATTACAGCAAGCAGGACTATATGAAGCTGATCTGCGAATCGAGAAGGGCAGGTGCGAAGGATGACATCTATTGACGATCTTGCCGCAGAAGTCATGAAGGGACTGACGGAATATGCGGAGCTTGCCGATGCAGGCATGAAGCGTGCTGTGAGAAAAACAGCGACTTCCGTCAAAAATGAAATTTCCGCAAACGCTCCTGTGAAGTCCGGGCGGTACAAAAAGAGCTGGACGGCAAAGAAAACAAAAGAAAACAGCCACACACTGGAAATGACCGTCCACAGCAAAGACCGCTACCAGATAGCGCATCTGCTGGAACACGGTCATGCAAAGCGTGGCGGCGGTCGTGTGGCTGCTATTCCGCATATTGCTCCGGCCGAGGAGCATGGCGAAGAAATGCTCACAAGTCTGATTGAAAAGGAGTTATCGTGAATTACGAGGAAATCAATGAAATGATGATGGAAGTCGGCTTACCGTTTGCCTACCATCACTTTGCCGAGGGCGAGTCACCACAACCGCCCTTTGTACTTTTTTTGTCGCCCGGCGAGAATACTTTTTCGGCGGATAATCGGATGTATCACAGCTTCAAAACGCTGCACATCGAGTTATACACGGATGAGAAATCGCCGGACACGGAACAGCGTGTGGAGGAAGTGCTGACACAGCACAACATTTATTATACAAAAACAGAAGTATGGATAGAGTCTGAAAAGCTCTATGAAGTGCTTTACACAATGGATGCCTGAGTCCGAGGCAGGATGCTGCTTGAGGACGAATGGTATGCCGACACAGGATATAAGGAGGCTGGTATAAATATGGCTCTGAAGAAAAACAAGGTCAAGTTCGGTCTGAACAAGGTACACTATGCCAAGATCACGGCATGGTCGGATGACGGTGTGCCGACTTTCGCAACACCCGTCCGCATCCCCGGTGCTGTATCGCTGTCCGTGGACGCAAACGGCGAAAACGAGAACTTTTTCGCCGATGACGGCGTGTATTACGTCATCAACAACAATGCGGGCTACACCGGCGATCTGGAGCTTGCGCTCATCACCACCGATTTTGCTACCGATATCCTCGGTGAGCAGCTCGATACCAAGGGCGTGCTTGTGGAGCGTAACGATGCGGAGACGGTACAGTTTGCGCTGCTCTTTGAATTCTCAGGAGACAAGAACAAAATCCGTCATGTGCTGTACTGCTGCTCGGCAAGCAGACCATCCACGGAAAGTTCCACCACGGAGGAGTCCACCGAAGTCAAGACGGAAACGCTGTCGCTGACGGCATCTGCGCTGCCTGACGGTCTGGTGAAGTCCAAGACCTGCGAAAACACGGACGAGACCACTTACAACAACTGGTACGATTCCGTGTATATCCCGACCGCAAGCACGACCACTACCAAATCGGCAAGCACCACAAAGGCTGCAGCCACTACTGAGTAACGGAGGGGAAAGAATATGGCTATCAAGAAAAATATCACAATTGACGGCATCGAGGTTCCTTTCAAGGCGAGTGCAACCGTGCCTCGCCTTTATCGTGCGAAATTCCGCAAGGACATTTTCAAGGATTTCGCTGCGCTGAAGGATTCCGTGGACGAGAGCGACGAGGAAAATTCCGGTCTCGGCATCGAGAGCCTTGAGGTCTTTGAAAATATTGCATGGACGATGGCAAAGCACGCAGATCCGGAGAATGTGCCGGATAATCCGGATGACTGGCTGGAGCAATTCAACACGTTCAGCATTTATGAAATTCTGCCGCAGCTCTTTGAACTGTGGGGGGCTGAATGTGGAGTCGCAGGCAGAGTCAAAAAAAGTCTCGCCCAGTTGACCACCCGATGACAACACCGCTGTTCCTTCTCCGATGCGTGCAGATCGGATTGAGTCTTTCTGATCTTGATCTGCTCACGATCGGAATGGTCAATGAGTTGTTCATTGAACGGGAAAATGATGAGGCGGATTACAGTTATAAAGCGAATCAATTTGATTTCGATAATTTCTGATGAAGTGAGGTGATCCACCACGGCAAACAGAATCAAAGGCATTACCGTTGAGATAGGCGGCGACACCACGAAACTATCCAAAGCCCTTGAAGGTGTCAACAAAAACATCAAAACCACGCAGACGCAGCTCAAAGATGTCGAAAAGCTGCTGAAGCTCGACCCGACCAATACAGAACTTTTATCTCAGAAACAAAAGCTATTAGCTGACACCATCTCCGCAACCAAAGACAAGCTGTCTACCCTCAAAACAGCGGCAGAGCAAGCCAATACAGCCCTTGCCAATGGCGATATTTCGCAGGAGCAGTATGACGCCTTGCAGCGTGAGATTATCGAAACGGAACAGGAACTGCAAAACTTACAGCGTGAAGCAGAGGCATCCCGCACCGCACTTGTAAAAATCGGTGAGGTCGGTGAAACCCTCGAAAAAGTGGGTACCAAAATTGCCGATGTCGGAGAAACACTCACCACCCATGTCACTGCGCCGATTGCTGCTCTCGGAACTGCCGCAGTCAAAACTGCCAGCGATTTTGATTCTGCCATGTCAAAGGTCGCCGCTGTTTCCGGTGCGACTGGTGATGATCTGGAAGCTCTGCGTGACAAGGCTCGTGAGATGGGCAGTAAGACAAAATTCTCCGCATCAGAAGCAGCCGAAGCCATGAACTATATGGCGATGGCTGGCTGGAAAACGGAAGATATGCTGTCCGGCATTGAGGGCATTATGAACCTTGCCGCCGCATCCGGCGAGGACTTGGCGACCACATCGGATATTGTCACGGACGCATTGACCGCTTTTGGCTTGACTGCTGCCGACAGCGGTCATTTTGCTGACGTGTTGGCGGCGGCAAGTTCTAATGCAAATACGAATGTCAGCATGATGGGCGAAACCTTCAAATACTGCGCACCTGTTGCAGGTGCATTGGGCTTCTCCGTGGAGGATACGGCAGAAGCAATCGGACTGATGGCAAATTCAGGTATCAAAGGATCACAGGCAGGCACGGCACTCCGCTCCATGATGAACGCCCTTGCGGGCGATGTCAAATTCTGCGGTGAAAAGCTCGGTAAGGTGGAGATTCAGACCACCAACGCTGATGGCTCCATGCGTGACCTGAACGATATTCTTGCGGACTGCCGTGTGGCATTTTCACAGATGTCAGAATCAGAACAGGCATCGGCGGCACAGGCTCTTGTGGGCAAAAATGCCATGTCTGGTTTTCTTGCTGTCATGAACGCAGCACCGAGCGACATCGAAAAGCTCAACGGCGCAATTGCCAACTGTGACGGCACTTCTCTCAGCATGGCGGAAACCATGCAGGACAATTTAAGCGGACAGCTCACCATTTTGAAATCGCAGCTGGAAGAACTGGCTATCTCTTTCGGTGAAATTCTTATGCCTGCGATTCGTGCTATCGTTACCAAAATTCAGGCATTTGTAGATAAGCTAAATCAGATGGATCCGGCAGTCAAGGAGACAATTGTCAAAATTGCTCTGGCTGCGGCGGCTCTTGGCCCCTTGCTGATTGTCATCGGCAAGACCATTTCGGGTGTGGGCAGTGTACTCACACTTTGAAGTGTTATACTGAAAGAGCAGTCGACAAACACCCAAAAATCTGGTAGAATAAAAATAACAAAACCAGAAAGGGAAAACGACTATGAAGTACAGTAAAGAATTCAAAGAAGAAGCATTAAAGC